TCACGGATGAGTTCGATTCGCCTTCCCTCAACGATGGTACCATCGCGTATCATCGCATCTTTGGCGTGGTTACCGCCGAGAGCTTCTGGTATTTCTCTTCCAAGCAGCTGGAGCAGGATATTCTCGCAGCCGAGAACAATCCCCAGATTTCAGCCCATCTCCTGCACATCAATTCGCCTGGAGGCGAAGCTTGGTACATGGATCGCCTGAGCGAGACTCTGCGCAACGCTAAGAAGCCTATCCTCTCCATCTATGAGGAATATTGCGCTTCCGCCGCCTATTACATCGGTTGCCATGGGCAAAAGCTATATGCCACCACCGCCCACGACTTCGTGGGATGCATCGGTACCATGTGCTCCTTCTGGAACTTTGAGCCATACTTCGAGAAGCTGGGCATCAAAAAAATCACGGCGAAGGCTACCAACTCCACCCGAAAAAACAAGATCTTTGAGGACTTGGCGGACGGTAAGTCCGAGGAGTACGTCAAGAATGTGCTCGATCCGATGAACGACCAGTTTATCTCCGAGGTGAGGGCGATGCGCCCCAAGCTTGCCGAGCTGGACGATGAAGCTGCCGTGCTCCAGGGCGAGAGCTACTACACCGAACCAGCCGAACAGGTGGGGCTCATCGACGGAAAGCGCACCCTGATGGAGGCGATAGCCGAAGTGTCACAGTTGGGCGAGGCTTACGCTGGCACACAAAAGCTCTATGGTCTTGGCTAGCCTGGCCTAGACTCTTAGTGGAGAGTTTGCCGGCGCAAGACCTTTCGGCATTGCCGGCAAAAGGAAAGCATTTATCTTACTAGTTGTTTATAATTTATTGTTTTTATTATTTAAGTTAATTGGTTAATTTATGAATTTTAAAGCAAGACTTAACAAGATTCTCGAAAAGCTGGGCTTCACCAGCAAGTTCGAGAACAAGAGCCTTACCTCCGAGGAGTACAAGGCTCTTTGCGAGGCTTATCAGAAGGAGTACCAGAGTACTCTGGTCGATGACATCGCAGCCGAGAACAGCGCAGCCGAGCAGGCTGAGCATCAGAAGCAGCTCAATTCTCTCTACGCCATCGTCAGCAAGGCTGGCAAGCAGAGTGCCGACGATGACGACAAGAACAAGGACGGCAATGGTGACGGCGACAACAAGGATGGCGACGGCAACGGCGATGATGACGACAAGAAGAACGAGAACCGCCAGCAAAACGTCTCTTTCGAGCAGCTCGCCACCGCTGTCACCAAGCTCTCGGAAAGTGTGAACACCATGGCTAAGGAAACCGCACCCGATAAGCCTCAGGAGCAGGTTACCGCCACAGCGATGCCTATCAATGGCTTCCGCACCAACGCCAACTATCTCTTTGGCATCGAGAGCGAAATGTTCAGTATGAAGAAGCGTTGGAACCAGATTACTGCCAATCCTCGCTTAGCGTCAGTATCAGATCCGGATGAAGAGAACGATGCTAATGCTTTTCGTAACGAGACAGCAAGTTATGCTCGCTCATTACAGAAACGATACTGTTATCTTCAGGTGCGCAATCATCTGTCAGACCGCAAGGCTCTCGCTTCCGGTCAGTTCGCCACCGATTACGAGGGTGTCGATAATGCCGGACTCGGCAACCAGTTCGTTATTCTTCGCCAAGATGCACTTATTGCCCGCATCTTGGAGCTTCGCGACCTCACGCAGTTCTTCCCTGTGCGTTATGGCGTGCAAGACCGCGATATCCTCTTTAACGCCTTCTTCCAGGAGGTCTCTCAGGGTTATCAAACTGGAGGTATTTACAAGGGCGGAATGAAGCTCGAAAACGAGATGGGTTACGTAGATGATGCCATGCTCAAGGTGCAGTTTGGTCCAATGAAAGAGATTGAGCGCAAGTATATTGCTTACCTCAACCGTGAAGGGTCAGACCCTATCAAGTGGACGATGATAGAGTTCTGTCTCTTTAATCTGCTGCGTAAAGCCCAGGAGGAACAGAATATCCGCCGCATCAGAGGCGTATTCGTGAAGCCAGAGACGGGAATCCCTTCTAGCTATCTTAATGCAGGTACTGGCATCTGGTACACCTTGCTTCGATACATTCACGACTACAGCATCAAGCCTTTCGAGGAGAAGAGCTACCGTAGCTACACATCCGCCACGATGCTCGATTGCGTGAAGGAGTTTATCTCAGATGTGAAGACTCATCTCGTAGAAGGTATGAAGTTGGATAAGCACGTACTTTATCTGAACGAGAATCACATGGACTGGTGGCTCGCCAACTGCCGCTCTACCTACGGACGCGACCTCGACTTCACTGGTCCAGACAGCTACAAAAACCACGTTCCAGACTCTAACATTCAGATTAAGTGGCTCCCATACGAGGGTCAGTCTTGCTGGATGTTCCTCGACATTCCTGGCAACCTCCAGTTCGTGGAGTACCTCCCAGGCGAGATGCTCGCCGTGAAGATGGAGGAGCAGATGGAGATGGTTCGTGCCTGGAGCACCTGGAAGGAAGGAACGGGTGCAGCCTTCACCGGTCGCAAGTTCGACACCAAGGAGGCGATGGATGCCAACGACTACGAGTTCCAGCAGATCTTCACCAATCTCCCTGTCATCCCTATCGCGGATAAGATTGACGCCAAGAAGGGATTCTGGCATCTTACCGACGCCAGCACCACCGCCACCACTCTCACCGACATCGACGGTGCCAAGGAAGGCGTGGCTTACTGCATCGAGATTGGCCCAGAAGACACCAAACACGGTATCTCCATCGCCAAGAGCGACAAGTTCGCCAATATCACAGCCGCATGGACTCCTACCCAGGTAGGCGATTACATCATGGTAATCCTTGGCGACGGCGGCAAGTTCCGCGAGCTGGAGCGCCGAGTGGGTGGCAAGCGCAGCATCAATAAGAACGTACAGCCTAATGTGCCGGGCGGACGCTGATTCTAATATAGTGTTTTTTTAAGTTGTTTAATTACGTTGAAACGAGTAGGGGCGTGCAACCCTGTGCGCCCCTACATTTTCTGAAAAAATCAGTAAAGTTATGACAAAGAACCATATTCCTGTGCGCCATCGTGCGTACAATCCCAATAAGGGCTTCGACTACGCCCAGCACAAAGGGCGAGTACTTTTCATGGCGATAATGCTTCTCGTGGGCATCGTGTCGCTCATCCAGGGGTTTCTGGAGCCAACCTCAGCCTCCGGTTTCCTGGGCGCAGGAGTCTCCACCGCCGCTTTCGTGACATTGACCCATATCGACGATGTGACCGACCGAGACACCCATGGCTCCGCCATCGCCTACCAGGTGGTGTTGGTGCCTACCAAGCTCATCGACGGAACCAAGGCCTTTCCGCAGCCAGACAAAGACCGCAAGGTGACGGCACTCCCATTCCTGTCCAGCGTAAAGGACTTGACCGCCTATCTCTTCGAGGCGCACGACATTCCAACCTTCACCGCCACTACAGAGAAAGGCGACATCACCACCTCGGGTGAGAATAACATGGTTATCATCATGGGCGGTACCCGCACCGATCTCTACAACTTCATCGAGCAGTATTCGGGTGGTAAATTCATCATCCTCTTTAAGCACGTGAAGGATACCCAGTGGTACATCGTGGGCGAGCCTGAGCGACCTATGATTCTCAGCAACACCGAGACCAAGGACGACAAGGATGGCCGCTACACCACCTTCACCTTTAAGCGCACTTCAGTGGATTTGCCTTGTCTCTATGCAGAGGATCCTCTGGGCATCACGGCCACCCCTGCAAGCTCTAATGCTGACACGTCACCACAGAAGGCTGTCAGCAAATAAGGATAGTTAATGCTCTTCTCGTTTTTTCATTCTTATATATAAAATTTCTTTTTTAGTTATTTGTTTTTAGGTTAAATCAAGGGGTGTGTCGCCATCAACAGGGTGGCACGCCCTTATTCATTCATCAAGTAAGCTATGTACAACAGAATAGAGAAACTCCGTCAGTTTGGCCTCCTGAAGGGAAAAAGCCACGCTGAGTCAGACCTGGAGCTGCTTCGCCAGGAATATCCCACATGTCCCAAGCTCAAGCGATATGCACGAGACCCGAAGCGTTATGCCGATGCTATCCTCTACGACCTCCTCGATGTTTGCGAGGCAGACGTAATCGCAGACTATCGTGAATATATGGAGGGAGAAGAAGAAACTTCAAGTAAAACTTTAACCGATGAAAACGTGGATAAAGTTAATGGCTCTATAAATAAGGAAGTTGTGGAAGATGGTTCAAGTGAAGAAACAAAGAATGAGCCAGCTGAGCAGCTAAAGGCAGACTCCGGCGATGACAATGGAGACGAAAAGGCTTTAGAGTCTGATTCGCCAGCTGAAGCTCAGCCCGAAGAAGCCCCTTCAGCAGAAGAATTCTCTCCAGCAGAAGAATCCTCTCCAGCAGAAGCTCAGCCCGAAGAAGCCCCTCCAGCCGAAGAAGCAAAAAAAAAGTAGTCCAGAAAGAAGAGGAATATCCCAACATCGACTGGGGCAACCTCTTTAATGAGGACGTGCAGATGGCAACCGTGCTCTACAACGACCGCATCAACACATGGCGCAAGATGAAGGAGATAGACGTAAGGCTCGATGATAAGCCGAAGGCGAACGACGTGGCGGCGATGGCAGAACTCCGTATCCGCAACCTCCAAGCCTTCGAAGAGCTAAAAGCCTACAACGACACAGGCAGGTTCCTCTACAAGCACCCTTTGCTGAAGGACAAATCGGAGTTCAATGAACTCGTGAAGCTATTCAAGCGAGACCCTGTGGAGTTCCTGCACAAGCACAAGAATGTGCTCGACAACATCAAGCGCTATAAGAGTTACCTAAAACGAGACGATCGCAAGGACAAGCGTCAGAGCGACCGCGAGAACCTCCATCGCCATCAGGAACGTGAACGCATGTTCAAGATGGTGATGGAACAATACAGCGATAAGGCCAATGGACAAGGATAAGACAGATTTCAAGAAGAACTTCAAGGAAGCCGCCGAGACCGCCGTGGCGGTGCTGAAGAACGGTGGCGTACTGGAGCAAGCCCAGCTGAAGGCTGACGAGCAAGTAGCTCAGCAAGCATCCGAAGGCGACCTCGATGCCATTAAATTGCTCAGTGAGCGCATGCAAGAACGTGAGGAATTAAAGCTAAGAAAGGAGTTGTTTGGCGTATGAAAAGTGATATTCAGAAGCTAGAGAGCGTCCACCCCGACCTCATCACTACCTTCCTCACCACCGGCGATGGCGAGGGCATCCCGGAGGATGTGCAGATATTTCTGAAACAGCTCCAGTGGGCTGCCGAAATCTACGAATACGAGCGCAACATCACCCGGGGTGCCCGCCAGCTCAAGCAGCGCATCGCAGCCCAGCAGCACATCCGTCTGGACGTGCGCACTTGCATGACTCGCATCAACCAAGCCATCTCTTACTTCAATGTGGATTGCAACGTGAGCATCAAGGTTTGGGAGAATGACTTCGCCAACAAGTATGAAGACTTAGCCAAGCTTTGCTCTGCCAAGCGAGACTACAAGATGCAGAAGGCTTGCATGGATCAAGCCCTGGAGTGTCGCCGCCGTGCCTCAGAGCAAGCGGAAGCTGACAGAGACCTGGGCGTGGTGTTCCTCATTTCGCCAGAGGTGACAGCCGAAGAGCTAGGTTTTCGGAAAAAGAACCTCAAGGAGATTGCCGCCAAGCACAATCGTGGTTTCTATGTGTCGCTCATCGACGGACTTCCTATCGAGAGCAGCGAGAAGAAACGTTTGTTGCGTGATGCTGACATTCAGGAGGCGGAAATCGTGGAGGATATGACGAATGCCGATGACTCGTTAGTCCATGGCGAAGATGGTACCGTGGGCGATGGAGACGATATGAACGATTTAAATGATTTGACCGATGAGTAACTTGATTCTGGACAATGCCGCCTTGGGCGACTTCGAGCATTACTATATGAACTCCATGCAGCTGCTTGCCAATGTCATCGACCCCAATATGCTCTACATCGAGGGCGCACGTGCCGTAGGCAAGACAGAAGGCATCACAGGTCCCCGGCTCATCCGTGTGGTGAACGATATGCCCGGGGAACTTTCCTTCCTCGTGCATAAGAGCTACGTGGCGCTGATGACCAACGTCTGGCCAAACATCCAGGCTTACTTTTCCCGTCAGGTGGTGGTAAATGGTCAGCAGCGCTGTCTGCTGGAGTATGGCGTGGATTACGTGGTGGGAGAGAGCAAGCTGCCTTCCCATTTCCGCAAGCCTCGCTATCCCATCTCTTATGCCAAGCATAGCGTGGTATTCCGCAATGGTGCTCACCTTCAGCTAGTGTCGAGCGATCAACCCGAGAGCGTGGCTGGTAGAAACGCCGTGCATGCCTTCGTGGAGGAGATGAAGCATAACAGTGGCGAGAAGCTGAAGACCCGCCTCTTTCCGTCTTTGCGTGGTGGTCCAGCCGATGTGCGCCGTTCCGCTTACTATGAGGGAGTTACGGGTGTGAGTGATACCGCTCGTGTTGACCTCGGAGAAGATGATTGGTTCGAGGAATACGAGAAGAAAGTGAACCCCCAGCTCATCGAGGAGATAGCCACCGTGTCACTGGAAATCAACCGTAGCCTCTATCGTCTCTTTGTGCTCCGTCAGCAGGAGCGAGACTCCAAGGACCCTGTGCTCTTGGAGAAGATGCGCCTGGAGACCGTGAAGCTCAATGCCTTTGTGGAGCGATGGAAGCCCCGGTTGGCGGATATGCGCCGCAATGCCATTTATTATCTCCGTGCTTCTTCCTTCTGCAACAAGGACATCCTGGGACCTAAGTTCTTCAAGACCCAGCTCGATACCCTCGACGTGGACGAGTTCCTCACTGCCATCTGTGCCATCCGACACAAGGAGGTAACCAATAAGTTTTTCATCAACTACGACCACGTAAAGCACCAATACAAAGACAGTTATAAGTATGATTCCATCCTTCGCCACAACCTCCAGGAGCGGTTTATCCTCACGGCTGAGTATCTCAAGCACTATGATGCCCACGAACCGCTCTATATGGGCTATGATCCCGGAAATTTTCAGTCTCTCATCGTCGCCCAGAAGAAAGACTACGGCAAGCGCCTCGACATCATCAAGGAATTCTTTGCCTATATCCCTAGGGACTACAACGACCTTGCCACCGACGTGTATCAGTTCTTTGGGGCTGCTGCCGCCAACAAGGCCATCTATCTCTACCCCGACCGCGCCGGCAACAAGCGCCGTGAGGAGAGGGAACAGATAACCACCGACTCGCTCAACCTGAAGGCAGCCCTGGAGTCGTATGGCTTTACAGTGTTCCTCTTCAACGAGGATGCGCCTACCATCTACCACTGGCAGCAGTTCAAGCTCTGCCAGATGCTCTTTGGCGAGCGAAGCCCGCTGCTGCCTATCGTGCGCATCGACGAGAACGAGTGCAAGAACCTTTGCAGCGCCATCATGATTTCGCCATTGAAGAAGACCGATGGAAAGATTGAGCTGGACAAGAGCAGCGAGAAGAAACAGCAGCTCAAGAACCAGGCAGGTCTCACCACGCAGCTCCCTTCGGCGATGATCTATCTGCTCTATGGTCTCTACAGCGACGTGGTGAAGGCTGAATTGAGTACATATCCTACCGATTTGCCCGACAATTTCGAGGTGTAATCTGACCATATCGGGGTGAAAATGGTGAATAATCCTGAGGAAAACCCAGAATAAATGACCTCTTGGGGTAGAATAATTTCGCCCCGAAAGGCAATAGTCGCCTAAAAATGAAGGGGTAGAAATGCCAAGTGGCTGAAAATCAGCCCAAGTAACTCCCGAAAGAGGAAAAGCCGCAAAATCATACCGCCGAAACATGCACGCACCGCTGGGAAGGCGAAGTGAGGTGCAGCCGCTTCGGAGGCCGGGAAATATGACAGCTTCCCCGGGCAGGGGGTAGTCTTTTGGAGTTCGAAATAAAATGGTTATCTTCGCACCAACATGGAAAAGAACGAAAGAAAGAACGACGGCAAGAACCACCGCCAACAAGTGCATGGTTGCACCGTCATGGACGGCATCACCGCCCTGCAATGGGCTAGGGAGATCAGTAAGCTGCCCGATGGGGAGTTCTCCCTGTGCTTCTTCCCTTACTCCCGCCAGCGGGGCGAGGCGGGCGAGAAACTGCTGGTTCGCCACCATTGCAAGTACCGCGCTCAGTTGCCGGGCGAACGCTTCGCCGTGGATGGGGAGAACTATTTCCTCTATACCGACGAGCATGGAGAACCCAAGATGTGCTATCGCATTCTCATCCGCTTCATGGGATTCCCTCAAGATGGATTCAAACTTCACAAAATAGATTGGTTATGAACAAAGATTATGAAATAGACATGTATGGCAATGCCGGCATCTACTTGGCCGACGGCAACACCTTCACCTTCCAGCTGGGCGAGGGCGACCTCTTCATGGGCGATGGCGGCGCGAGCCAGCTCTTCCAATCGCCCACATTGGAGTCTCCCTTCGGGTCTAGCCTTTGGATGAGCAACCATCAGTATCTGGGCATACAGGGTTATCAGGTATTGATGCGCGGCGTGAACAATCAGCTGTGCGACGAGGTGACCCGCGAGATTAAGGAGAACCGATTGCTGCCTCGCCTCTACTCCAAGGAGATCAAAATGCTCTATGGCCATGGCTTGGCGGTGTATCGCCAAGTGATAGAAGACGGAAAGCTGGTGCGTAAGTTCGAGGATTGCCCCGAAGTGATGGACTGGCTGGGTTCTTGGATCGACCGAGGACTGCAATCTGTGGAGGAGTTCTGCAAGACCTGCATCAAAAATTACTATTGGTTTGGCGACTTCTTTGTGAAGTGGCGCTTCACCCGGGGCAAGACCATCGGGCTAGGAATGCCGGTGGCAGGACTGGAGGCACTGGATAATCGCTACTGCCGACTGGCCACTACTCGCCAGGATGTGGCTTCCGAGCTGGTGGAGTATGGCGACTTTCGTCAAGTGGTGGTAGGTAGATTTGCTTATGGATTATCCAGTTACGCTGTTTATCCAAAGTTTTCATTTAAGGAGGTGGACGATTACCGCTTCGCTGCCATCAGCCACCACAGGGAGAAATCGGTGGATGAATTCTATGGTGCCAACGAGACTCACCAAGGTGCCCGTCCTTACATACAGGGTAGCAACAAGACCGCCAGATACGTCAATAGTTTTCTGAAAAACTCGCTCGCCGCCAAGGTTCACGTCATCATTCCGAACGCTTGGATTCAGAGCAAGCGCACCCAGATAACCAAGCTTTGCGAGGAAAACAAGCGACGCAAGGCTAAGAACTTAGACCTGCTCAGATACAACGGGCTGGACATCGGCACCGAGTTCAAGGAGTCGGTGATGGTGCGCTACGTGAGAGACGAGGTGCGCAAATTCTCCAGCTATCTCTCTGGCTCAGAGAACCAGGGCAAGGGCTTCACTTCTATCTCCTTCATGGATGCCCAGGGTCACGAGCAGTCGTGGAAGGTGGAGACCATCGACTTGAAATATAAGGAATACATCGAGGCGCTTATCTCCTACGACAAGCGCACCGAGCAAGCCCTTCTTTCTTCCGTAGGCTTGGACGCTGCCATATCCGCCGTGGATAAGGATGGTGTCATCTCCAAGAGTGGCAGCGATACCTATTATAATTATCTCATCTACATCATGTCGCTCACCTCGGAGGATGAGGTTTGCGCCGAGCCCCTCAACTGGGCTTTGCGCCTGAACTTCCCCGACCTCTACAAGCAGGGCTACCGCCTGGGCTTTTACCGCGAGGTGCCACAGCGACAAGAAGACGTTTCACCTGATGATAGACTAAACAGACAGCAGTCATGACAAAGAAATTTCAACTCAAAGATTTGTTCGACTCCTACGCACAGTTCTGCAAAGCCGTGCCAGGAGCCGACACCAGTGCCGACCTCGACAGCCTCCAGGGGGCTGCCGTGACGGCACGCAAGCGTATTGTCTCCATGGTGGGCAATGCCGTGTTCAACGACATCGTGGGCTTGGGAGAAGACGCAGACTTCTTCAAGGATATGCTTCGCAGCGCCGTCGCTAACCTCACCTTGGCCAACCAGCTCATCTTCGATGCCGTCAATCGCCGCAAGGGTGGGGTGGATCTCTACAAGTATGAGATGGAAGGCATGCGCCGTTCCTATATGGAGAACTTCTACAATGCGATGGACTCGCTCATTTCCGAGCTGGCAGCCGAACCTTACGTCATGTCTTCCTCCCCGGAGCTAAGACCTGTTTTGGAAGACTGGAGAAAGACTAATTACTGCAAGCTCTTGGCGAAATGCAAGGTGGATAGCGCCGATGAATTCGACGAGATTTACCCCATCGACCTCTCCTATCTCTTCTTTTTCCGCTGTGTGCCGCTCCAGAAAGAGGTGCTCGACGAGGGTATGTCCGGATACTTCAGTCGGCTGGAAGAGGGAGGCGAGGACCCTACGTTCCTGGAGACCGCCGAGAAGGTGCTGCCACTCCTGAAGCGCGCCTTGGTCAAGAAGACCGTGGCGAAAGCCCTGCGCCGCTTCGACATCCTGGAGTTCCCCGCCACCATCCGCAACCTCTTCGAGGACAACAACACCTCACGCCAAGGCAGCGAAGAGGCGAGTCGCGCCCTCAACCTGGCCACCCAATTGGAGGGCGAGGTGGAAGACCTGCTCCACAATGTGGATATGCTGCTCGACGCACAGCAGGGCAGCGACTACCTCTCTTATTCCGCCGACAATCGCCCCGACGACAGTATGTACTTAATGCCATAAAGCTTATGAATGAAGAAAAATTTATCATCATCCGCGCCAACGGCAAGGAGGCGCGGGTGCCGAACGCTTGGGAAGTACTCACTTCTGAGCAGTACTTGTATCTCGTGGAGCTGCTTTTGCAGTTGCAAGATGGGCATTCGGAGCCAGGTTCCGTAAGGGTCCGTTTCTTGTGCCACTGCATGAAGTGGGATTTGCGAAAGGCGCTCAACAAGGGCGTGGCTACGGAAAACCTCTTTTCGCTAGCCTCGCAGATTACCTTCATCTTCAGGAAGATCCCCGAGGGCATGGGACCGGAGCTAAACCTGTGTTTCTGCCATCAACTCCTGCCCGTGGTCTTCGTCGATGAGGGGCATTCCTGCTTCGGCTACGACGTGAGCGTCAAGTTCCAGACGCTCACCTGCTCGCTCACCGCCCTCCAGTTCCTGGAGGCTCGCCAGCTGCTCGCAATGGGTGAGGAGAGCTTGCCTATGCTTGCCGCCGTGCTTTATTGCCCAGACGACTACTCCTCGGAGAAAGCCCAGAAGTTGGCGGAAGAATTCAAGAAGCTCCCTCGAGAGACGCTTTATGCGATAGCCCTTAACTTCGAGGCACTCAACAACTTCATCTTCACCCAGACGGAATTCTCCCTGCTCACCAAGTTCAAGGAGAAGAAGGGCGGAACCATCACCACCGATGCCACCGACGCACTCTACGACCTATCGAAGGACGGACTGGGCAACGTGCATCAGGTGGAGCGCATGAACGTGCTCACCTATCTGCGCATTCTTCGCAAGAAGACCATCGAGGGCGTGAAGGCGCTCAAGGCCTCGGGCATGGACATCGTGAAAATATCCTCCGAGGTGGGACTGCCCATCCAAACAGTGAGAGAAATCCTGTAAACGAATTCGCAAATGGGTATTACTGCCCATTTGCGACAAAATTATAAAGCTTATGATACTCGATTTATTTACATATTTCGCCAAGTTTCCAGCCGAGACGGGCATCACCAGGGGCATCGCCACCAAGGGCGAGAGCAGCATGGACGGTTACGCACAGACGCTGGAGGCATTGAGGAACCTGCCCGAAAAGGGATTGGTTCCGGAGATAGAAAACTATGTGTATGGCCAGTCGTTCGACGAGCTGAAGCAGCGCATCGACAAGCTCACCGGCTCTTTCCTCTTCGTGGATTACGGCGAGGTGGATATTCAGGCAGACGGTCACCGAAGCTTCGAATGCACCCAGCGCATCGCCGTGACCGTGGCGATGAAGCTGCCAGCCACCTCTGACATGATGGAGCGCATACTTACCAACGACAGCACGCTCCAGATGATAGCCAAGATTCATGGTTATCTCCTGGCAGACGTGGAGGGTGGCGAACTCTACTGGATGGAGCGAGACAGCGTGACAGATTGCGAGATTGTGCCCTTTGCCTCCGCCGAGCTTCACAGCTACGGGTGGACGCTGATGCTCAGTGCTCGCGGTTCCGACATCATCGACGCTCACTCCATGGCACGCAAAATCAGGGGCAAATGCTAGTCCTTTGCTCCATGGGAATATTTTCGTACCTTTGCAAACGTAAAACATAAGGCCAAGTGTTATGAAACAATATAAATTCAAGAGCATACCAATGATTGCAATCACTTCGCTCCCCCTCACGGCAATGGCCGAGGGAGTACAGTATGTCTATCAAGACTGGGAGTTTGCCAAGTGGATAGCCGTGGCGGTCGCCATCGACACCATCTTGGGTGTGTGGAAACACCTCATTCACAAGGATGCCAGCAGCGAGTCGTTTTTCTCTCGCTTCACCAAGAAGATAGTGATCTACGTGCTGCTGATGATCCTGAGCAACTTTGCCAGCCATGCCACCGTGGGTGGCGACGTGGTGGGACCGATGCAGTGGATAGGCACCTACATCTGTGTCTTCATGATGGTGAGGGAGATATTCTCCATCGTGGAGAACGTGCAGGCGATTTATCCGATATTCCCCACGAGCTTCGTGAAGCGCCTCAAGGACTTCAACGACCGTGGCGAGTATGTCAGCGGCAGACCCATCACATTTTCAGAAAAAGACGGTCCCGACGATGGGGAGGGACGGTCGTAAAAAACAGGCTATTCGAGCGAGAGTAGTGTTTGCTTACGACAAACGTCTTTGACTTATTGACACAAAAAAAATAAAGGTCAGAGAATTTGTGTAGGTAAATTTCATATTTGTCTATCTATGGGGCGAGCTTATACCTCGCCCCATAAAAAAAAGTTAAGATGAGCAGAATGGACTTCGACTACAACGTGAGAGTGCTTGATGCTGAAATTACCATCATGAAGAGCGCTAAATCCTCGCATGGCTTCTGTAACCTGCTGAGGGGCGTCATGTGGACTCACGACATCGAGCACAAGGATGAGCGAGATAGTGTTGTTTACAATATGTGTTATTTTTACGGACCGTATGAGGAATATGTAGGCGGTGTCTATCTGGGGAAAAATTACTTGAATGCCGACAGAAAGTTCATGGCATTTAATAAGACAGATGCCCTTTTGCTACTTTTAAAGAAGAAACGCGATTTGGAACGTAAGAAAAAACGCTAGTCTCGCAGTTATAATATATATAAATAGATTTAAGTATGCCAACCAAGACACAACTGGCCTATGCGCAGCAGGTATATACCGCCGCCAAGGAGGCCAAAACAGAGATAGCCCCGGAGTTCATCACCGCCCAGGCGATGTACGAGACAGGATGGGGTAAGAAGGTGATAGGAAAGTATAATCTCTTCGGCATCACCAAGGGAAGCCAGTGGACGGGCAAGATCGTCATGGTGAAAACCCACGAGTATTTCAACACGCCGAATCAGAAGGCGACGCCGCCAGACCGCATCATCTCCATCTGCAAGGTGAAGAATAAGAAGCAGTGGTACTACACCATGGAGCGAGCCTTCAAGGACTTCGACTCCCTGGCCGACTGTCTGAAGGAGCACGAGCGGCTCTTCCAGAAACCAGGCTATAAGGACGCTTGGCCATACCGCAAGGATGCCCAGGAGTTCGCCAAGCGAATATGCGATGGGGTGGGGTGCAAATACGCCACCGATCCTGCTTACCTTACCACTATCAGTTCTATCATCAAGACGATAGTAAAGAAGTGTAAGTAGGGTAGGAAATGAGAGAAAAAGTAAACAAAGACCCTGGCGAGGGCGCTCATTTTGAGTTATCTTTGACTTATTGAGACAGGCTCAGGTTTATGCTTATTAGTTTATACACTTTAAAAAATGCCTGTAAAGGACAGGCGCGGTGTAAGTCCGCAAACATATAAATATGACATAACAAAAAAAATAATCGTCATCTTGAAACGAATTCAAGAAAGAGTTAGAAATATATGTCTATGGCATGCTACATGTGGTGTAAGGGGCTAATCGGTGGTCTGGGTAATAACGGATGTTAGAAGCTTTTAGTAAAAGAGCGTTCTTAGTAAAGATGTTATATCTGTCCCAATTTGTGAGGGGGGAATCAATGAGTTATCGTTTTCATCAATACAAAGTCTTAAGTATCACTCTGGGCTACCGTGAGGTGGCCCAGATTTTCAAGAGGTAATTCTTTTTAATTTATTATATGTCAGGAAATAAGTGTTCTAGTTTCTTCAAGGTAATGATGCTGGTGCTCATTCCTTTGGTCCTGGTACTGGTGTTCCGCGAATGCCACGAGCGAGGATTGGACAAGGATGCGCCATCCAGCAGTAACCAGGATGTACTGCTTCATAACGGAGAGTGGGAGATAGGGCAAACACCTTCGGGTAAGTCGGTGGCATCCGCCACCGCCCAGTTAATTGTTCCATCAGATATATCTCGTAAAAATCTGCCCGACTCTCTCCTCTCCACGACGCAGAGGCAGCTGAAGATAAAAAACAGTCGCGTGATGGCGGTTCTGGTAACTTCATCCTCCACCCAGTTGGACGTGAAGTCCGCCATCGCCACCGACTCTCAAGATACTGCTGATTCCGGGGGCACCGCCGCCCCCATACTCCTACCACAGATGGGCGAAACCCCGAAGCGCATATCCTGGAGCGATCCGTGGATAAGCCTTCGGGGCGTTATCGAGGGCGACACCCTCAGGGCGCACATCGAGAGCAGGGATACGCTCCAGGTGTTCGTGCATCGCATACCCAAGCGGTTCCTCTTCTTCAGGTATGGTACCCGCAAGGTTCGGGTGGACGTGGTGAGCCAGAATCCCCACACCCGTCTCAGCTATCCCAAGCTGCTGATCGTGCAGAAAAAGTGATGATTTCTTCAGTAACAAGCACAAGCACACATATATACTTTTGTTCCATATATTTTGGCGGCAGCTTGGTCGGTGTCGCTGAAATCAAGGCATAGATTATAGTTTCCAGGTTTCTTGGGAAAGTAGTCTAGTTTCAAACAAGCGTAAAACCAGGCGTGGTTCTACTTCATATTAATTAAAATGGATAAATAGAAGAGAAGCCCTCGGTGCGTGAGCATCGGGGGCTTTTTCATGTTATTTTCTGAAAATATCGCCTAAATGTTTTGCGGTATTAAATATTTGTTTTATCTTTGCGGTGTTTTTAATGGTTTTACATAGTCGACCAAGCATGATTCGGGCAAGTTTTGTGTG